CAAACTTCCCCAAAAGGTGAGATGCGAGTTATGGATAAACTCATTCACCCCAAACATGAGAAGCGCAAATGTCGCACTTTTATGTGCAACTCTGTCATCTTTCATATATTGATGTTTATGCTCTTTAAGGAGCAAAATGACAGTTTTGTGCGTGCTCATGATTCTACCTGGTCAAAAGTTGGTTTCTCGCCTTATTATGGTGGGTTTAATACCATGGCATCCTATCTCCTCTCCTCAGGGATTGTTGAGTTTGATTGCTGGGATGTTGAGCATATGGAAGCTTTTAATGAGATATTGTTGCTTTTGCTCTATGACTTGCGTAGAAATCATCTCGTTGGCCTAACTCCAGAAGACGAACGTCAGTATGTGTTTGTCTTGACCAATATTGTATGGTCACTGGTACTTGATCCTGATGGTTTCCTTTGTCTTATGTTGGGAAAAAATCCATCTGGTTCTTTTAATACTTTGGTAGATAACACTATTATTCTTGATGTAATGTGGGTTTATATTTTAGCCCGTAAGTGTACTACTTTGGATCAGTTGTTGGAGAAGTGTAGGTATCATAAGCTTGCTTTGATGGGTGATGATAGTGTTGTCCCACACCATGAAGATTTTCATGGCGCACAGGAGTTAGCTTTGGAGCTTGGATTTACTATTAAGCCTGAAGCTCCCACCGGTCCTCTTACTTCCGCAAAGTTTGTTAATTGTAACTTTAGCGTTGTTAAGTTGAGTTCTGGTAGGGATTATTGGTTGCCACACCCTAATTTTGAGAAAATTTTGGCAAACATCTTCTTTTATTTTAAGTCTAGTTCTTGGAGACTAGCTTTTGTGAAGTGTTGTGCCTTAAGGGTGTTGGCTTGGAACCATCCTGATATGCGAAAGCGAGCAGAGTTGATGATTGGTTGGATTAGGCGTAATAAAGACCTAATTATGCAGCATGAAACGTCAATGGACGACACTATTACGTATGAAAGTGCTATAGCTGCTTACCTTCCAGTCAAACAAATCCAGTTTATGTGGTATGGCGATGAAAGCGCC